ATTACATCCTAGTGGTACAGCACCAGAAGGTTCTCCTGTAGCAAATACATATTGGGTCGATACTTCAAATAGTTTATTTGGTATCAACGAGTGGAATAGTGTTACTAACAAATTCACAGTTAACACTCCGTTGATCATTGATAACAGTAATATTTCAGAACTTAATCATGATGGTTCGCCGGTAAAAACTTTTGGTTCAGTTGGCGATTATGCAATGGTAGTTACTAGTGAAAATCAAAATCAATTATGGTATAGAACCACTTCTAATACGAATCCTTGGGTTGCTGTGTCAGATGGATTTGATGGTGGTAAAAAACTAGCAATTAGCCCGCACTATCAATATCCTAACTTTACAAATACAGGAACAAATCATTTAAATGCACCAACGGGTAGTATTTGGATCAAAACAACGACACCTGGCAATGGAGCAAACTGGGATGTAAAATATTATAATGGAGCTACGCAAGCATGGACTGGAGTTACAGCTAATATCTATCCAAGCACAGAGGCCGCTATAGTTGCACTTGATCCTGTAGGTGGCGGAAGTAAAATTCCTGTTGGTACAGTAATGGTATGGAGTGATTACGACAACGGTGCGGCAACTACTGCTACTAACAGTAATTTTGAACTTTATATTAGATATTCTAACTCACCGACATCAATTAGTGTTGCTAGTGCAGTAACAACATCAAGTAATTCATCATTTGTTATTAGATTTACATCAAACAGTGGCCAATGGAGTGATCCATTTACTATAGCATTAAATACCAGCACATCAACACCATTAGGTCAGTTGATTGCAGGCGCTATTGGTGGAACTAATTTTAGTTCAAGTTCACGTCAATTAATTACATCAACATGGGATTCAGTAACAGATAGACTTACTATTAATCATGTGTTAGGTGGAGAATTTGAGATTCAAGATACTCATGGTTCAATTGAATTAATGGGATATAATGTTGATTCAACAGCAAATTTATATGCCGCTCCGATGGGCGACAATTATGATTTACGAGCATCAAATTGGAGACCCTTGGTGTATGAGGCATTATCGTATGCTCCATTTACTACTCCTGCAGATGGTAAACTATGGTTTGACAGTACATTAGATGTAGATATCATGTACAATGAAGGTAATGAGTGGGTTGGTTATGGTAATGTTTTCCCTGCTACAGATCCTAATGGACCATTGGTTCAGGCAAGTGCGCCATCAACTCAAAGTGATGGTACTACTCCGTTGGTTGTAGGCGATATTTGGATCGATACATCAACTCCTGATCAATATGGACAAAATATCTATCTCTACGACGGATCAGCTTGGGAAATACAAGATGTAACTGATCATTCTAGCCCTAATGGTTGGATTTTTGCTGATGCAAGATACAATGACGGAACATCATATGATCCGATGAGCATTGCTGATTTATTGGTTACTAACTATGTAGATGCTGATGCACCTAATCCACAGCTATATCCTACAGGAACACGTTTGTTTAACACTCGTCGAAGCGGTAATAATGTTAAGAAATATTATAGAAATTATATTTCTAATTCCGAGTATCCAGACCGTTGGGTTACAGCTAGCCCTAACGATTCAAACGGAGTCGGAACATTTGGTCGTTTAGCACAGCGTGGTGTTATAACATCTGCACTCAAAGCTATGATTACAACAAATCAAAGCATTCGAGATACAGACACATTGAACTTTAATTTGATTGCTACACCTGGCTATACAGAGCTAATTCAAGATATGGTTGCGTTCAACACAGACATCGGTCAAACAGCATTTGTTGTTGCAGATACACCATTCCGTTTAGAGCCAACTGGTACAGCATTATCTAATTATGGTAATAATACTGCTAATGCCGCAGATGATGGTGATACTGGATTAGTTACATATGATAACTATATGTCAGTGTTCTATCCCAGTGGTTACACTAACGATAACTTAGGAAACAATATTGTTGTCCCTCCAAGTCATATGATGTTGCGTACTATCATTAATAGTGATAACAAATCATATCTATGGTTTGCACCTGCAGGTACGCGCCGTGGTACTGTTGACAATGCTAGTTCAGTTGGATATGTTAATGATACAGGCGAATTTAAAACTGTAAGTCTATATCAAGGACTTCGTGATGTGTTGTCAGGTGTTAAAATTAATCCTATTGCAACATTGCCAGGAGTTGGTTTAGTTAACATGGGGCAATATACTCGTGCAAACGCACCAAGTTCTTTAGATAGAATTAATGTAGCACGACTAGTTGGATATCTACGAAGACAACTAGCTATTCTAAGCAAACCATTCTTGTTTGAACCAAATGATAGTCAAACACGCAAAGAGATTAAAACTAGTATTGAAGGTTTATTATTAGAATTAGTAGGTCAACGAGCTATTTACGATTATGTTGTAGTTTGTGATTCAACTAACAATACTCCTGCAAGAATTGATCAATCAGAACTGTATGTAGACATTGCTATTGAACCAGTCAAAGCAGTGGAGTTTATTTACATTCCATTAAGACTGTTGAATACTGGAGCTATTGCAGCCGGTAATTACGGTTCACAAGCAAAATAAGACAAAAAAGGAGCATACAAATGCCAATCGCAAGTTTATCAAGATTTACAGTTCCGCTGAACACAGACCAAAGTGCTAGTAACCAAGGTTTGTTGATGCCAAAGTTAGCCTATAGATTTAGGGTATCATTGTTTGACTTTGGAGTCGGCGGAGATCCGGCAACAGAATTAACTAAACAAGTTATGAATGTAGAGCGTCCAAAACCAAAGTTTGATGAAATTAAATTAGATGTTTACAACAGTGTAGTAAAACTAGCTGGTAAACACAGTTTTGATGATATCAAACTTGTTGTACGCGATGACATGACTAATATTGTGACCAATAAAGTTGGTCAACAAATGCAGAAACAATTTGATTTCTATGAGCAGGCCAGCGCCGCAAGTGGATTAGATTATAAGTTTACAATGGTTATCGAAATCTTAGATGGCGGTAACGGAGCTTATCAACCAATCGTGCTTGAATCATTCGAAGTACAAGGTTGCTGGATTAAGGCTGTAACCTACTCACAAGGAGACTACACTAAGGGTACTGAAGCAATGACTATTGAAATGACTATCTGTTACGATAATGCAGTACAAACTGATGAAGCAGGTGGATTGATCGGCCTAGGCCAACCAGTTGGTCGTACAGTAGGAACATCAGCAATAGGTAGCTAATAGTATTTTCTTACTACAAATTAAGCCCAGTTTATACTGGGCTTTTTTGTTGATATAAATAAAACTATGAGTACATCTTTCAATCATTTCCTTGGCAATAATGGCGAAGGTACAATATTCAAGAGTTATAGTCACGCCAGTAAATTATATGTGGCCAACAACTATGCTAGAGCACCTAAACTAGGTTTTTTATATTTTGTTCAGTTTAATATCAATGCTAATGTAGTAGGTGATCAAGGATGGTTAGCTAATGGACAACGAGATGTGGGACTATTGGTTAAAAAGATTGATATGCCTAAATTTAAAATTGCTACAGAAACTGTTAATCAATACAATAGAAAAGTAAATGTACAGACTAAACTAACATATGAACCTGTTAGTATAGAATTTCATGATGATAACAGTGATATAACAAATGGTCTATGGAAAAATTATTACAAATATTATTTTGTTGATAGTAACTACGGAGATATACCACAAGGTAATTTAGCCTATCAAAATAGCAAATACGGCACGACTGATTATGCGTATGGATTGGGTAACTATCAAAATACAAACTTTTTTGATAGTATACAAATCTATGTATTACATCAACATAAATTTACAGAAATGACGTTAGCTAACCCATTGGTCTCTGCATGGGACCATGATAAATTAGATCAATCAAACGGCAATAATATATTAGCCAATAAAATGACCGTAGTATACGAAGATGTAATTTATCGTCAAGGAGATGTTGTAAAAGGATCTAGTCCAGGAAATTTTGCCGCAAACTATTATGATAATGTTGCTAGCCCGTTGAGTGTAGGCGGTAATAGAAAAAACTCAATTCCTGCACCTAATGGACAACTTCCAAATGATGCCGCAGTATTTGGTAAGGAACCACCATACCCGCAGTATAAAAAACCATTAGTAGGCTATGTTCAAAATTGGGGAGGAGATCCCAATCTTGCCGAAAAGGCCTATGCACAACAACCCAGTAGTGGATTGTCTATAGGACTATTCATGGGCCACTTACAAATATCAGGCACGCAACAATTGGGTCCACTTAATCTTGGATTTAATGTATCTTCCGGTCGCGGTGGATTACATGGCGTACAGACTATTAATGCAGGACCAGTGACACTGGCTAAGAAAATATAATATGTCAGGAACTAATCTATACAGCAATCTCCCACCGAGCCCTGTAAGCAATAATTCTACAGTAGCAGCCATGGATGCCTATTATTCTAAGCCATTGGCAATAGATTCCACTACCTATAGTATGATGACAGGATTTTTTCAAAGCCGAGGATTTGATATTAGTGCATCAGAAACTACAGCTATTGCATTAATCAAACAAGCACAATTAGATGGCTACAATCCTATTAATGTTTTAGATTCTCTTAAAGGATTAAATGATATTTCATTAAACAACATCATTGCTGAAATACTAAATTACAACAGATATAAAACTAGTTTTTTAGGTAATGCCACTGGCTTTACACCGTTCGAACCTGTTGCTAGAACAATCATGGCATGAGCTTAAAATACAGTCAGGGAATTTATACAGTCAAAAACCCAGACAAGTATGTGGGATCAAAACCTCCTTATTGTCGCAGTTCTTGGGAAACAACATTCTGTATGTTTTGTGACAACAATCCCAGCATACAACAGTGGGCCAGCGAACCAGTTAAAATTCCCTACAGAGATCCACTAACTGGTAAACAAACAGTTTATGTACCAGACTTTCTAATAACCTACATAGATAAGAATCAAGGTAAACATGTAGAGATGGTAGAAATAAAACCAAAGAATCAAATGATGCTGGAAAAAGTTGGT